GCTGAAAAAGATAAATACTCTAATGTAGATCAAGACTTAACAGATTTATCTCAAGTATTTTTACAAATGTCAAAAGAAATAAATACTCCTAGAACTTTAAGGGGTAGAAAATCAATTCCTTATGATAATTATTTAAAAAATCCTGTTGGTGTACTTAGAAAGTATTCATTAGATGCTATCGCATTTAATAAATCTAATTATTTAAAAAATATTATGATGGAGGGAATGAGAGCGTTACCTAAAGATTCTGAAGGTGCAGAAGCTTTGCAAAAATATGTAATGGATACATACACTATTGCAGATAAAGGATACCAAGATAGACCTGCTTGGGTTAATAAAACAGTTAGAACATTAACAGGAGTTCAATTTTTAAGTAAGTTAGGTTTTGGTATAGGTACTGCTGTTAGAAATACAATGTCTGGTATGTATTATTTGCAAGGAGTTGGTAATAGAGCATTTGTAAAATACTTAAGAGAATGGGATACTACATCTACAAATAAAATATTTGATGTTGATGGTAAGCAAAAATCATTGCAAGATATTATAGTAGAAGTAGAAAGAGAGCAAGGTTTTAAATTTGAAGATATGTCTTCTCCTTTATTTACAGAAGGTTTAGTACCAACAGAAGGTGTAAAATCAAAAGATATAGATATAAAAATAGATGCTGATGGTAATCCAAAACTACAATATAAAGAAGGTAAACATTGGAGAGCTTTTGACGCAACTATGACAGCAGCCGCTGGTAAAGGTGCTATATTTCAAAAAGTTACTGAAAACTTTTTAAGAAAACATATGTTTAGATATTCATTTGTTTCAAAGTTTAATGAATTAACTAAGGGTGGATTAACTAAGCAACAATCAATACAAAGATCTAAAAAACATGCTTTGGATATGGTGAATAAATATGCGTTTGAATATTCTCCATCACAAAAAGCTCCATTAGTAGGTGGAACTAAAAGTGGATTAGGGGCAGTTGGCCAAGTTGCATTTCAGTTTTTACATTATCCAATGTCTTTTCTTCAATTGCAATCAGAAGTATTAAGAAAATCTAAAGATGCTGTTATTGCAAGACAATGGGATTCTCCAGATCTTTATGTTCCATTAAGATTCGCAGGTTTATATTTATTTACAGAAATGATGAGTGGTGTACTAAATCTTGATTTACAACGATTAATGGAAAATGATACAGTAGAAAGAATTAAAACGCTTAAAAAAGGTTTAGAAGGTGAAGATGTAAAAGGAAGAGGTTTTCTTGGCCCTACAACTGGTGAATTATTTTATTATGCTACATTATTTGATTGGGTTAAAACACCAGACAATTTAGCAGCTCAAATGATTGTTGGTTATAATGATGCTTATGGTATGACAGATGAACAAAAACGTGCTAGGCTATTGTCTTCTTTGAACGTACAAGCATCTAAATTTTTAACTAAAGATTATAAAGCATTGAGAAATGGAAACGGATGGGATTTAATGATGCATGAATTTGGATTGTATCCAACTGCTAGAACAAGAGAAATGAGAAAAAAAGAACCTTTAAAAACAATACTTCCTCCAGTTAAAAAGAAATCAAAGAAAAAGAAATCTACAATACAAGAAAAAACAAAATCTGATTTAGAATTATCAAAACTTTATAGAGCGATGGGGGTTTAAACTAATATAAAGGAGATTCCCCACCGCCCTTGAAAAGTAAATTATCTACTTATAAATAATCCAATAGTATATTTATTAAATAATATTAATTTTATTTCTGTATGTTTTGAATCATAATGGTTTTCAAAACATATAGATATTGGAAATATATTTACTTTATAAATATAAGCATCTAATTCATTATTATTAAACTTATGTGATATTACTCCTATAAACTCATCTCCTATTATCACTGCTCTTCTCCTTGTTCTGTGTACATTCCGTACATTGTTATTAATATAGCATCAGCATTCCACAATGTAACTTTTTCAGATGTGTTATTACTTGCTATTTCTTTTAATTTATTCTTCCTATCTTTTTTAACTTTAGGAAGTTTCTCTCCTATTTTATTCTCCCAAAATTTCATCCATTTTTGTGGAGACACTTCTACTATTTGCTTTAAGTTTTTAGATGTATGTCCTATTTTTGAATGTAACAAACCTAACCAAACTCCGTAGTTTACTCCAAACTTAAATAAAGAACTTCTTCCATCGTGAGGCATAGCATGAACTTTTTCTATGTATGCTACTATTTTTTTATCAGTATAAGCTGTTGTTACTATATTTAAACCTATATTCCTGTAACTTATTAATTCGTGGCACTTTTGAGATCTTACATCTATTTCTTTTGAATTAGTATAACTCAATGCTCCACTAGCCCCTGGATCTATTCCAATTACTGTTGTATTCATTGTGCATCCTTTCTGTGTGTATAGTTATGAGAACTTTTATAAGATTTTTTTCTATAAGGTTTGTAATATTGTTTTCTAATTTTGTATTTATCGCTTAGTATCTCACCTTTAAATAATTTAATTACTTTATTTACAATAGGGAATACTACTTTTTTTAAATTAGTATTGTAATACTTACTACAACCTTTGTTTAAAATCTTCTTAGGTATTGCTTTCGGGGATGTATTTTCGATTTCTTTAAACCAATAACATTGATTTTTGACTTCGTAGTAACACCCCCTACAGCTTTTATTATTATCTACCAAGAGTATCTTTTTCTGCTTCTTTGTGGTCATTATAGAACTTGCATTTATTACCATTGAAACCCATAGGGTAAGTACCTATTTTACCATATCGACTTTTAGCAACAATAACTTCACTTTTGAATTGATTGTACTTTTCACTATCAAAATTGTGTCCATAAAATACAAACATCGCAGCTTCAGCAGCTTGTTCAATTACACCTGATTCAGCATAATCACTCATTCTAGGTCTAGGATCAAATCGTTTTTCAATATCACGATTAAGTTGAGATACTAGCAATCCAGAACAATTCTCTTGTTTACATATCCATTTGTAATCATTGACAATCTTTTCTATTTCAAAACGTCTGTCTTTATTTTTTAATCCACTTTCGATTAATTGAATGTAGTCATCAATAACAACATCTGGTTTATGCTTTGTTATTTCTCTAATAGAATCATCTAGAGTTCTTATATCGTCATACGCAATTAAGTCTTTGTATTTTTCTCTTACATATTCAGATACACTTTCTAATGCTATTTGTTTCTTTTCATCTGTTATACCTGCTCTAATCATCGAGTAAGTAAGGTCTTGTGATTCCATTACAAATAACTTTTTCATAGTTTCTACATTACTCATCTCACGATTAAATAACATTACACTATAACCTTGTTCGATTAAACCTCTAACGATATTTAACATTAGAGTAGTTTTACCATGGCCTGGTCTTCCTCCAAGAACTGTTAATTCTTTACGAGTCATTCCACCTGCAAAGCTATCTAAGTTTCCAAGACCAAAATTAATTAAATTAGTCTCTTCTTTTACTGCTATTTTAGCTTCATCTACAACATCGGATATATCTTTTATTTTAGAAGGTTGTATGTTGCGTAATTCATTGATTAATCTATTGTGTTTTTCTAGAATGCTACCAACGTCTTTATAGTTCTTAAAACTAGCATTAAGTAAATCTTGAGCAGACTTAGCAGTCTCTCTTTGAATATACTTTTCCCAAACTATTTTAGCATAATGTTCTACTTTACTTTTGCTTACAATGGAATCTTGAAGATCAAGTAAGTAAATAGTATCTTTTTCTCCTGTTGATTCAAACATTTTATCACCAACAGTTATAACATCAATTGGTACTTTATTCTTGTATAACTCTTTCATTGCTTTGAACGTATTTAATGCATCTTTAGAATAAAAAGCATCATCGTTTCTTATCCAAGCCATAGCAATTTCCATTTCTATGTCTTTTCCAACGAGTATACAACCTAATATTCCATGTTCTGCTTCTATATTACATGGCATTACTTTTAATGAAGCAACACCTTCGTCTATTTCTTTCATATTATCTCCTTAGAATAAACCTATCTGATCATTAGGTTCATAGTTTATTATTAAGTATTCTTTTCTCTCTTTGCTTCTATTTTCGTCCGTAGCTCCCTGATATTTTAAAGTAATAGTTCTTACATCATACTCTTTATATAAATCAAAGACCTCTTCTCTGTGGTCGTAGGATACCATGAATTTACCACCATTATTATGTATTTTATCAACTTTTTCTTTTAATCTAATATGGTCTTCAGCATTAAAATTATGTTGATAATAGTCTCCTTTATCCGTTGCTATGAAATAAGGTGGATCGAGATACCAAAAATCATTTTCTTTTGGTTTATACCTATCTATAAGATCTCCAAAGTCTAAGTTTTCTATTGTTGAACCTCCTATCTTTTTTCTTGAATACTCAAACTCTTTCATCCAATTTTTATTCCAATCTTTTACCATTGACATAGGTGTGTGAATTAACTTATTAAAACTATGTCTTATACAATAAAAGTATTTAGCAGCTCTTAATGGATCTGGTATTTCTATGTGTTGCTTTTCTTTTATTTCTGCACGAAACCCGTCAAACAATTCTCTGGACTTAGGCAACCAATCTAAATAATAAACTAATTCATCTAATTTATGTATAACGCAATTATATAAATTAACTATATTATTATCTTTGTCATTTAAAACATTCCATTCAGCTTTTTCTTTTCTAAAAAACATTGATAATCCACCTGAGAATACTTCGAAATACCTATGGTGAGGAGGTATAAGAGGAACAAATTGTTTGCTCAACATATACTTCCCACCATAATAAGGTATTACAATAGGGCAATCGTACCAATCAAGAGATGGCAACTTGTGCCTCTTTGTAAGCTAGTTTCTTAATCTTAGGATACAATCTCTGTTCCAATCCATGAGTAGAATCAAGATTTCTATTCATATGATGTGTTAATACATTAGTACCTACATTTAATAAATCCCAAAAAGTTCTAGGTTTTTCAATAATAATTTTATCAGTAACTAAAGTATTTGCATAATCTGGGAACATCTTTATCATTTCAATTAAATGATTTTCTTGAAACTTTGTTTCTGCAAGTATCGGAAACTCTTCTTTAAATACAAGCTTTGTTTTATCGACAGTTTCTTCAATAACATTACTAATATCATTAAGGGAAATATTAGATTTAATATGTTTGTTTTTGTATTTACTTGCAACAATTCCTACTACCATGCCATTAAGACATATTAATCTAAATGCACCACCTAAAATATTTAACCCAACAGTTCCGTTGTAACTATTCATGATATTAATTTCAGGAGTCATTTCATCTGCTTTAGACATTTTAACAACTTGTTTTGGAAAGTGCCAACTAAATTGTGTTTTTGCTCCACCTGCTAATACATTAACTTCTTTAGGTTCACCACCTAGTTTCTTAATAAGGGGTTCTGCTATATTCATAATAGTTTCGTTTTTTACAAGTTTATAACTATCTGTCATACAACTAAGAACTTTACTATTATCTTCTCTTACTATAAACTTATACCCTGTTGACATTTCTCTAACACTAGTGCCATTACCTTTGTTTTTACTAGTTTCTTCCCAATAAGCTGGTACTTCTTTTACTGAAAACATTGCGTCCTGTAACATATTACTCTCCTTTATTTTTATTTATTATTTCTTCCATTTTCTCTCTAAATATATCTACTGCTACTACCATTAATATCATACCAAAACCTATTAATAATACTGATATGCTAATTAAAAACATACTTCCTATCCACTCTGCTAATGTTAATATGACCATCATTTTTTCTCTCCTATTTTAATTTATAAACTCCCCTAACATAGCGCCAACCATTTGTCATCGATTTTTTTTATTAAATCAATTATTTAGGGGAGTTTAATTTATTTTATTATTGGTGGTGTAGATCCCAATCTTTTTCTTTCGTTTTCTACTATAGTATCGTGATTTTTATCTGAATTAGATATTACCGTTCTAAGATAAGCAAATCCTTTACCATGTTCAAAACTTCTTGAAGTGTAAAAAGTCTCTATACCATAATCTATTAATTGATCTCTGCATTCTTTAATACCATAAAGAAACTTATGAAATTCATATCTACTATCTGAAGGAACATTATTTATTATTAGTTTAGCAATTCTAGTTATTTGCTCTCTTGTTCTTCTGTTCCTTACTTTTAGCAAGTCTCTTATATCTAGGCTAATATTTCTACCAGACTTTGATTGGTATCCACACGCAGGACACTTATTCATTGTTACCTTTACAATCTTCACATTCCTCTCTCTTTTTTCCGTAAGTTGGAAAACTTTGATAATGCTTTACTACAAAAGATCCTCTTCTTTTTTGTTTTAGATTTCTCATGCTAGCTTTATCATACTCCCAACATCTTTTGCAAGAACTACAAAACTTTATTTTTTTGTCTGCTCTTCTCGCATCAGTATTACATCTATCAGACTCAAATAAATTAGGGTCATGAACTTTATTTATTAACCAATTCATACGTCCTCCTTATATTACTTTAACTTCTGTTGTGCATCCCCATCTATGCTTCCCTAAATAGAAAGGTTTATCTTCTTTATTGACTTGATTAACTTTAGTTACTAGAACAGATGTTGATACTTTTGTATGATTTAATATCACTGCTTGAGTATCTGATTGAGTTTTAATTAATTCTCCTATTTCTATATCTTTTATAAAAGTATATCCATCGCTACATTCTATAATAGGTTTATTAATCAGAGCAAGTTTCGCAAGTTTGTCCGCCATTTCTTTCTTTTTCTTCAATTTTGTTGCCATTTTCATCGTCTTCTCCTTTGTAAAACATATCTACTATTTTTTCTAATTCATCTATAAGATTATCAATACCATTAAAATGGTCTGATCCTTTGTACATTCTGAGTGCCATTAGCATTAACAAAGCTTCATTCTTACTATCAAAAGCTATTGCTGGTTGTTTAGTTTGTGTTCGTGTTTTTTTCATTTGTCTCTCCAGAGGGTGAGGGTGATGCCGAGAGAGAAGAGACAGGACATTGAAGATAATATTAACACCACCCTCGTCTCTAAATTACTGATTTATTATATATAAATACAAGTATTCTCTCTCGACAAATTACTTAATTAGAAAAGTTAGAATGGAACGTCATCATCTACTTCATCTTGAGATAATTCTTCTCCACCTTCCCATAAAACAATTTCTTTTGCTTTAAGAGTAGTTCTTTTCTCTTGTTGATCTAATGGAAGATCTTTGGTATCCCTTGTTATATAACTATGTGTTTCTAAGTCTATAATAACAGGTTTACCTATAACGTCTTCTTCTTCTATTAGCACTAGTTTCTTTTTACCATCTGATTCTTCTAACTCAATACCAAGACCCTCTAGTAATTTAAAGTATCTACTATTTTTGTTTGCTGAAGATGTATCAGTAAAGATAAAGAAACCATTGTCATAGTATTTTTTACCCGGAAGATGGCTACATTTTATTTCTTCTTGGATTCCAGTCTCATCTGCAATAGGTATTCTACTACCATTCACATCTAATCTGTATTTATATCCATCCATTTCCCATAGTAATTGAGTTTCATCAGCAGCTTCATCTGCTAGTTGATAACACATATTAACTATAATTGCTTCTCCTGCTCTAGTATTTACTTCTTTAGTTGTCAAAGAAACAATATGAGCTGGGTATTTACCTTCTTCTGTCGGTATAAACTCAGGTTTGTTTGAAGGTTCAAATACTACATCTAGTTCTTTTGCCATTTTTAAACTCCTTTTGGTTTTGTTATTGTGTATTTTTCCATTAGTTTCTGATATTCAGCTTGAAACTCTTTCATTTCTCCAGTTGGTTTTATTTTACTACCACCACGAAAGTACAATCTAGGTGATACATAAACATCGTCTGATATTCTAAAGTATCTTTCTGTTGATCCTTTCTTTGTAGAAACATTACCAGATTTACTTAGAGCTTTTTCTGCTGTTTTAGATAATTGACCAGATTCTCTTAATCTTTTCAAATCATCTTGTTTTATTTTTCCCATTTTATTCTCCTTTATCCTTTAAAGAATCTCTTTCTCTTGTTAGTTTAGACAAAGAACCATTGTAGTTTGCAGTATTTAGAACTTGGTCTTTTATCAAACCATGTATCTTTGTCATTTTATCTTCGCTTATTTCAGATGCAACTAAAAGTATTTCTTGTTTTTGGTCATCAGATAGTTCAAGATCTTCTATTTGATTTCTGTAAACATCATCTGCAATATTCATATACATATTAAATGCTTTCTTAATACAATCTGTATTAGCTGCTTTAACATCATTACCAATATCAACAAACTCTCCTGTTGCTCTTTTTGTTTGAAGTCTATGAGCAGCTACCATATCACCAGTTCTCCAAATACCTTCATCATACCATTTCAAACGACCATGAACAACGTAAGCTGCTCCACTTAGGTTTTCTGATTTATGTATTTCCCAAGACCATCCGGGGAACTCTTTGTCTGCTATTTCTCTCATGTATGAATACTCTACATAATCTGTTCCAGCCCTTTGTTTAATAAAAGGTTTTGGAGTTTTCATAAATGATACTTTTTTATGTTTTATTGTTATTGCTTTTCTAATATCCTCTACGTTAGACAGGGATACCTGATCTGTAATAACAGTTGTATTGTTTTCCATTTGTTTTCCTTGTTATTTTTTTAATAGTGATGGACAAATACTACTAAATTGACAATATCTACATTCCCAATCTTCAAAAGGAACACCATAAGAAATACCAGCTTCAAGAAGATCAGAGTTTTCAAAGTCTTCACCTGCGTCTGTTAGTATTTCATTTAGTTCTTTCCAATAAGATTCAGCATTTTTTATGTATTCATTGCTTACAATTTGCTCTCTCATTAAAGAAGTATTTTTGTTGTACCATATTAGAAACATATTTATTCTAACATCCTCGCCAAACTCTTCTTTGATTGCTAGAGCATAACTACCTAATTGTAACTTATAGTTAGTATCTGTTGTTGCGACTCGGTTTTCTTTCCGGCCAAACTTTGTTGTCCATTTGTAAGCTGCAACTGTTTTGAAATCGTAAAGATTAAACTCAGTTACTTCTCCATCTTTAAACAAAGCTTCTCCAACATCGTAAGTACCTACTAAGTTATATTCGGGAACAGATATTTTTTGTTCTGAATATAATTGTACGGCATTTGTTGGTTGAAGTTTTTCTTGTTCTTCTTGTATTATCTCATTTCTCCAATTGACTGCTTCTTCTATATCACTATGTGTAATAGTTCCAAGTCTAAGTAGTCTTAAGGATTTATCATCCATTTCTTTTTTATCATACCCGAAGAAGTTATACATTTGTTTTCTATAACAACTTCCAGCAGAGGATGCATGAAACTCTTCAGAGTCTCTTGCTCTTTGTTTATTTAGATGACTAAGATAATCTGTGTATACTTTGATTAGATCCATATTCTCTCCCTATGGTTACTTAAATTTAATAATATCAATACTTAGAGTCAATCAAAAATGTAAGAGTGTCCGGCTTTTATCTACGCATCGTAAATCTCACACACTCGGTTTTATTAGTGTTGGCTTCAACTCTTACATTTTATCCACATACCAATTACTTTAGTTTAGTTTGTAACCATCTTACAAATCCATAAGTATCTGCGTGATTTTTAGATCCAATGTTAAATGTAGTTGGTTCTTCTAGTTCCCAAAACTCTGAAGGTCTAAGATATTCTGGATCATAAAGAGTTGTTCGTTTCCAATCGTACAGAGTAATAATTGTATTAGTTTCTGTATTTTTAAACCAATACTCTCTAGATACTTTATATCCATCTCCATCAATACCATATCCAAATTTAGAGGTTACTTCATAAGGTATAAGTTCACACGATCTTGCAAAACTTGTTCCTTCCGTATCACTTTGATTAACACCATCTTGAAAAATATCAATAAGATAAAAAGGTTCATTTATTTTGTACACTTCCATATCTTTATACAATTGTTTTTCAAGTTCTTTTGTTCTACCACAACTAAGTAATACAATATATTTACTAATTGGATTAGGTTTATATCCTGATATTAGTCCTTGCTTGCTCATTGTTATCTCCTTTTTTATTGTTCACTTACTAGATACCAATACTTTTCTCCACAATCATCATCCCACGCACTAACTTCTGATAAGAAAAGATCTCCATGCAAATGACAATAATGTACGTCTTTTACATCTATTTGTTTGTAATACTCTACTCTAAGAACTCTTGTCCCATCTAAAGTAGAAGTAAACTTTATTTTCTTATATCCTTTTATCATCAATAATAATTTGATTTTATCTTCCATGTGATATATAGAATCTTTTACAAGTTCTGCATTTTCATCATCACTATTAATAGGAATAACTGGAGAAACAAGTCTTTTTGTTATTGAGCATTTTCTTTTCTCTACTGTCTTTAGAAATCCGTCTTTTTTCAATCCATTTACTCTTCCACTTACAGCATTTATATCAAAACCAGTAAGAGATGAAATTTCTCTCAACGAAATACCATTGAATATATTTTCAACTCTATCACAATGAGATTTCACAACGTATAATATCTTATCTCTTTGTGTTTTCATTGTTCCTTCTTCATTAATTTCTTTGTATGCGACTTTACTTGTTGTTGCTATCATTATTTTTCTTCTCTTTTTTCATTGCTTCTTTATGATTTATTTTGTTTAACAAATTTGATTTCATTAAAGCAGAACTAAAAAATACATCGATAAGCTTCATCATTCTTCTGTAGGCAACTCCTTTATATTCTAAATTGCCTCTGTTGTATGACGATATATACGAATTAACAACTACCATTTTCTTTGAATTATACATATTGATTTCCTCTTTTATTTTTCCTTGTTTGTGTTTATTCATCCAGTAATTAACATCTTCTTGAGTGCCTACTTCTTCAAGTAAACCTTTTTGATCATTATTTTCACATAAATAATCTATAAATCCTATTTTACTCATAATGTTCTCCTTTGTTTTTTAACCATTCATTTCCATACATTCATCATCCCAATCTATCATCTCTTGTAAAGCAGAATTTGTTACTTTAAGACTTTGAATTTCAGCATCTAGTACAATAATTGTTTGTTCTAGACTTCCAAACTTCTTCACAAAACGATTAATTGTATCTTGTTTGTACTTAGACCAATTGAACTCTTTACTTTCTATTTCTTTTAAATTATTAAACAACATCGTTAATCTCATCTACTAAACCTGCAGCTTCGTCTTGCAATGAATTAGCACGATAAAACAAATCATTTATTTTATCTACATACTTTTCATTTTGCTTGTTTAATCTTTTTAGTTCTTCTACAATGTTAGCATAAGAAATAATTTTACTTCCATTAACTTCTTGCCCTAAGTCTTTAACTAATTTATCTTTCGATTTACTTTCTGATTCATAATTAGAATGCTCATTATTCTTTTCTTTTACTACATCTTCAACTTCATTAATCATATCGGTAAGCTGTAGCATTCTTTCATTATCAAATATTGATTTTATTTTGTTTAGCTTTTCTTCTAAAACAAATATTTCTTTTTCTCTATTTAAAAGCATTTCATTACTTGATTCTTTAACCATAATTTATTCCTCTTTTGTTTGATTTTTTGTTTCGTTTAATTGATCTTCTATTTCTTTCAAGCATTCACTATATCCAATATAATAACCTACTATCTGATCTAAGTTTTTTAAATCATCATAGTCTTTTCTTAATGGTTCACCAAAAGAAGTTATATATTCTTTACAATGCTTTACTTTTTCATTTACTCTCTCTAGTGTCATCAATGCTCTGAACTTACTTATCTTCATATGCTTTCCTTTCTAAGGGTATTAAAGTTCTATTACATATACTCATTTCTTTCCATATTTTATCTTGTTCCTTACTATCATAAGCATATTCATATCTAAGTAGATTTAGCCTATCTCTTTCCTCCGTAACCAGTTTAAAAAGTAATTCTCTTTGCTCTTTATCCATTTTTATTACTCCCTTTAGATTATTTAAATTAAAGTTTGCCCGACTTTTTGTTATTAGGTATCGGGCTGGTATCACTTAACGGAGATCTGTTTAGTTAAATCGCTTAGTAAATCTTACCTAAGTTTAGACGAGGGCTGACTTAGTATAAAGCCTTGCAAAAAAGTCCATTCTATGAACGGTCTTTTTATTTATCCATATTAATAACATCTGTAGGTCTACGCTTATAAGATGTGTACTAAATGGTGTCCGCTTTGGGCGGATTATAACTAGTATATCTTTATACATACCAGCCCTTTGGTTCATCGACTTGCCGAGTCTAGTCTAAGTTCTTGCACTGCTGACTTACGAGGCTTAGAACTGCGGAGTTCTTATACATAAACAAAATAGAATCGGAATATGCTCGTTCACATCAACAGCGCAAAAAAAATTTTGATCAGTTTATACCGAGTAGCCCGTTATCCCTCTACGGAGATAATCTAGTTTTAACTCTCTTAGACACGTTGATCAAGGTCTATGCGTAATTACTAATGTTTATACCCAAGTTATCTTAAAATTACTATATATATACATAAACTATCTATGCGTCTGTATGCATACAATATAGGCTAATAAACACACATATACACCCAATAGCATACTAACAGTTGCGTACTTATATACATGTATAAATAATAATAATAATAAAATATAAATAAAAAGAGGTTATGGGAGCAAACTTAATCACTCCCATTCTCATTACTTTAAAGTCCTAAGACTCCATCCTATCTGACCCCATTTCTTAGCTGCATATCTATCATTATTCATCTGTGCTTGAGTCTCATACAACTTAGCAGTAGCAGCTATATTCTTAGCAATTCTACGCTTAGTAGCTAGAGGTTGTTCTTGCAATTCCATAATAGCATTAGCCATAAATACATCAGCATCCATGTGCATAACATCAGACAACTTGTCTTCAACTATGTCTACGTTATCTTCCTGTTTGTTTAATAGTGACATATGTCACCTCCTTTATATTAGTTTAATAATTATTATTATAATATATAAAATGAAAAATAACTAAAATTCTATTTTGGGAATCCCCCCAATAGGGGGTACATAGTATAAATAAGACTCTCTATCAAAATCCTACAATTTTTTTAGTAAATAACTGGGGTTTGTACTTGTATTGGTATTGACCTATCATTTAACTTAGTGGGTGGTTGGGCAAGGGAAAATAAAGGTATATATGAATAAAGAGATAATAGAGTTATTAAAAGAAAGACTTGAGAAAGGGAAACGAGAATACAATGAAGAACTTAATCCTTTTGATGGTAGAGTTTGGGAAATAGAAGCTTTAGAAGAAATATTAGATGGTATGATATATACCGCTACGTCTATATTAAAAATAATACATAAAAAGAAAGTAAATGGCAAACCTGATAGAAAGTATAGCAAATCTGCCTCTTAAAAAACAACAAGATATATTAAGTAGTTTAACTAATAAATTAGTTGCTATTGAAGTAGATGATAAAATTTATTTAATACCTGAAGAAATAAGCGATTTAATTGATGGTCTATCAGAGCAAGTGCTAGTATTAACAGACAAATTAATATGGAAAACAGAAGAATAAAAAACATAAAACACTTTGTATATGATGATTTAGAAGAGTTTAAAAAAGATCATCCTAATACAGTTGTACATCCCGATTGGAGAAAAGCAGACGAAAATAGTTGGGTATATAGTGACGATGATAGAATTGTACAATTATTAAAAGTTAAAAAAATGGTAAGTCATCATTCAGATACAAAAAATTATAAATATGCAGACGGTTGGGTACGGACTGTCGTAGGTAGTTTTATTAATAAAAAATCTACAAAAATGGATACAGACTTTTCTAGTCACCCTAATAGATACACATT